ACACTCCAAGGGCGATGCCGAGCGTGCCAAAGCCTCGCTTAAACGTTGGAATTGTTCTGGCTGGTAAGGAAAAATAATGGCGTACTCGAATACTGTTGGTCAAACCGTCATTTCGGTTCAAACACTCATCGACCACGGCGCTCGACGGGCAGGAAAGTTTGCGGAAGAACTAACCATCGAGCAAGTTCAGTCGGCCAAAGAATCCCTGTTCTATCTGTTGAGCAACCTGATCAATCAGGGTATCCAGTACTTCGCAATCAAGAAGCACGTTTTCGGTTTGAATCCTGAGCAGGCCGAGTATCTCTTGCCTGTCGGCGGCAATGATGTTTTAAACACCCTGTACCGCACAATGCAGCGCCCGACGCCTAATATCCCCAATGGTTATTTTGCGTCCTCCGGTAACGCGGATCTGGCTTTCGATAACAACACCGCAACCGCAGATACGCAGACCGCGCCCAACGGCTATATCGGCGTCAACTACGGTACCAACAATTCGGTGTACGCTGGTTCTATCGGCATCTTACCGGCGGTGTCTGGCTCGTTCCATATTCTGCTGGAATGGTCGAACGACAACATCACTTGGAACACGCTGTATGACACCGGCGTGACTACATGGCAAAGCGGCCAATGGCTCTGGTACGACATCGAACCCGGGGTCAATGTCCAGTACTATCGCATGCGGGAAACCAGCGGCAATACTCTGAGTGTGTCCGAATTCTATGTAGGCAACAACTCCACAGAGATCACAATGTCGCGCTTAAACCGCGATGATTACACCAACCTGCCGAACAAGAATTTCACGGCCAATCAGCCGTTCCAGTTCTGGTTCAACCGAACGATCCCACAAGCGACGATCACGCTATGGCCTGTTCCGTCCAATCCGTTCGTGCAAATGACTGTCTGGTACTCGGCCTATGTCGAAGATGTCGGTGCGCTCAGCGGCCAGCTTGCGATTCCTGACCGCTGGTTGATGGCGATCCAAAACATGCTGGCGCACCAGATGTCGCAGGAACTGCCTAACGTGGACGTGGCTCGGATCCAGTATCTTGAAGCGCAAGCGGAAAAATACTTTCAAATGGCTGAACAAGAAGAACGCGACAAAAGTCCAATTTACTTGCAGCCGAATATTTCGGTCTATACGCGGTAACCCCAATGCCAATGTTTCTCGATACCATCGGCAACGCGGATATCGCGATATTCATTTGTGACAGATGCCACTTTAAAAGGGCGCATTCGACTGCACGTTCTGATCCGAATTTTCCCGGATTACTTGTTTGCGATGAGGGTTGCGCGGATGAAAAAGATCCTTACCGGCTGGCCGCTCGGCAAACTGAACGCATCACGATTCGATTCCCGCGTCCGGATGTCAGCGTGGCCGTTACCGAGAGCGATCTGATTACCGCGCCTTATGGTGGCGAGGTGCTCAGTCCTGAACAAAATACGAATGATCCGATGGATAATGGAAACCTCGACGGCTTAGGGATCCAACCATAATGGCAAACGTAACAATCACGCAATTACCTACAGCCCAGACTCTCACCGGTCTTGAGTCCGTTCCGGTTGTCCAAAACGGCGTTACCGTCCAGACAACGACAGGTGCAATCGCCAATTCGCCTGTCCTGACGCAGACTTTCCTGACTGTCGGGGCGCAGCCGCAGTTAGGAAATAGCCGTTACCTTACGGCCGGCCCGGGGTTGGCGACGACAGATGGCGGTGCGGCAGGCCCGTTCAGCATCAACTTGACTGGTGCGCCACTGGCTTTGAATACTTCACCCCTTGGCTTTCAGGCCAAGGTAGCCACCAATACGCTCGCTGGACGGTCTTTTCAAGCCGGCAATGGCCTAGCCATCACTAACCCCGACGGCATCGCTGGCGACCCCGTATTCACGTTGACAGGCATTGCCGCAGCTATCGCCGCAGCTTCGGGCACCGGCATGCTGGCAATCGTCGGTGGTACGGCCATCGCCAACCGCTCTATCGTGGGCGTGGCAAATCAAATTACTGTTGTCGATGGCAACGGGGCAGGCAACCCGACCATCGGCCTTGCTAGCAACCCTATCGTGCCGGGTACAGGCGCGATTACCGTGCCGGTGGGCACTGTAGCTCAGCGGTCTGGGGGTCTGGGTGCCATTCGTTACGATACCGATCTGGGAGCGTTTGAGGGCTTTACTTCTGCTGGCTGGGGCACGATTGTCGCGGGTGCTGCGGTATCCATAGTCAATACCGGTACTGGCTTAACTGGCGGCCCCATCACAACTATTGGAACCATCTCGCTAGCCGACACTGCTGTGACTTCCGGCGTGTATACCAATGCCAATATCACTGTAAACGCACAGGGCCAAATTACAGCAGCGGCTAACGGTGCCGCAGGTGGTGTAACGTCTTTCAGTGGCGATTTGACCGGGTTGACGCCAAACTACGCAGCCACAGGCGATGTTGTACTTGGTGGCGCATTAAACGTAAATCACGGCGGTACTGGGGCTACTACCCTGACAGGCTACATACGGGGCAATGGCTCGTCACCCTTTACGGCAAGCGCGGCCATACCTACAACCGATCTGAGCGGAACGATTACCAATGTTCAGTTGGCAAATAGCGCAGTCACGATCAATGGTACATCAGTGAGCTTGGGCGCTTCAGCAACGATCCCTATCGTAACGAATAATCCTTTGACCATCGGCACGGGGTTAACAGGTACCAGTTTCAATGGATCTGCGCCGGTGACGGTTGCCATAGATTCGACCGTGGCGACTTTGACGAGCACGCAGGTCTTGACAAACAAGTCCGTTAGCGGAGCCACCAATACCCTAAGCAATATTGGAAACGCGGCCTTAATCAACAGTGCCGTAACTATCAATGGGTCGGCAGTAAGTCTTGGCGGCTCGACAACCATAACGGCGGTTAGTCCTAATGCTTTAACTCTTGGAACGGGGCTGACCGGTACCAGTTATAACGGTTCTGGTGCCGTGACGGCAGCAATAGATTCGACGGTAGTGACATTGGCGGGTACGCAGGTCTTGACAAATAAGACTCTTACTGCACCCACCATAAAAAATAACTTCAAGTTTGAAGCCGCCGGTATTGGTGCATATACCCAGTTTGCTGGAACGATTGGCAGTTGGATATCCAACACCAACGGCTTTCAAGTGGTGTACGCGGAGAACCAGAACAACGGCTCCGATGCTTCGGCCGATTGGGTGGCGTACAACGATGCTTCGGATGGTTCCTCGTATTTCATTGATATGGGTATTAATAGCTCAGGGTACACCTCAGTTACTTACCCCATTTTCACGCCCAATTCGGCTTACATTTTTACTGGCGGCGGAACTACCGGTCAGCAAACCGACTTTTATCTTGGTACCAGCAACGCCAATAGTGATGTCATCTTCTTTACGGGCGATGTCCAGTTAGCCAATATTCGGGGCGCAATTCACGGGGATACGGGGAATTGGACGATTGGCAGTTCATTAACTGATACCGGTGAAAAATTTCAGATAGCCGGTACTGCAAAAATTAGCGGTGCGGTTTCTTTTGGCAGCACCGTCTTGCTGAATGCCGACCCTACTCTGGCTTTGCAAGCGGCGACTAAACAGTACGTCGATAGCGCAGTCGCTACCGGTTTTACGGTTCACCCATCGGTAAATCTGGCAACTACGGCGGCACTGCCAACAAACACTTACGCAAATGGCACATTAGGTGTGGGGGCTACTTTGACGGCGGTCGCCACCGGTATATTGACCATTGACGGCGTGCTGGCAACGGCGGGCATGAGGGTGCTGATTAAGAATGAGGCCGCATCATCCCACAATGGCACGTACACGGTTACCGTAGCAGGCGCAGTTGGGGTTGCGTACATTCTCACCCGAGCAACGGATTTTGATCAAGCAGCGGCTGGTGAGATCGCCAATAACGCTTACTTCTTTATCACCGCCGGTAGTTCCTTAACATCCTCGTCGTTTGTTCTTTCGCAGACGGCAACGATTGTAGTTGGCACTACTGCCCTGCCGTTTACGTTGTTCGCTTCGGCGGTGGCATATACGGGCGGTACCAACATCAATGTCGCGGGGCAAGTTATCTCCCTGACAGGTACTGTCGCAGCCACGAATGGGGGCACTGGTACTGCGACAGTCGCGACCGGAGATCTGCTTTACGGCTCTGCAACAAACACTTGGTCGAAACTAGCCCTTGGTGGGGCGTACAGCTCCTTGCAGGTTAATGCCGCAGGGACTCAATTGCAATGGAATGCCGTTGCCCTAAATCAGGCTACAGCGGTATCTGGCCAGCTTGGTGTAGGTAATGGGGGTACGGGAGCTTCGACGTTGACAGGTTATGTTATCGGTAATGGCATTGGAGCTATGACCGCATCGGCAACAATTCCTAGCACAGCTATTATGGGATTGGCGACTTCGGCAACGACAGACACGACCAACGCGGCGAATATTGCATCAGGTACTTTGCCATCAGCGCGACTAACGGGTTCATACACCGGTATCTCCGGAGTAGGTACGCTGACAGCGGGAACATGGAATGCCAATACTGTTGGGGTAGCGTATGGCGGCACGGGCGCGATAACTTTGACAGGATACGTAAAGGGTTCGGGCACCAGTGCCCTAACCGCTTCTGCAACAATACCGAATACTGATGTAAGTGGACTGGGAACGATGTCTACGCAAGCGGCTAATGCAATAACAATTACCGGTGGAACCATCAACGGGGCTACAATTGGTGCAACCAGTGCGACTACCGGCAAATTCACGACCGTGACTGCGACAAGCGGTATCTCGGGTGGAACATTCTAAGGAACGAACATGGCAGCGACAGGCTTTACGCCCATCTCCCTATACCTAACGACTACTGCATCGGCGGTACCTGTCAACACGAATTTGGTGGCCGGTGAATTAGCGATCAATACGACCGACGAAAAACTGTATTTTAAAAATACGGCGGGCACGGTTAAATTGCTGGCTGATGCTTCGGTCGCGTTAAATGGTGTTTCTGGCCCCGCTTCGGCAGTCAACAATAACGTTGCTTTTTTTAACGGAACTACGGGTAAGCTAATAAAAGATTCAGGTCTTACCCTGAGCGGATCAAACACGGGCGATCAGACAATTACGCTGACTGGTGGCGTTACGGGTTCCGGTACCGGATCATTTGCGGCTACGGTCATCACCAACGCCAATCTGACGGGCGATGTAACCTCAATCGGTAATGCAACGACACTTTCAAATACTGCGGTTACGGCCGGCGTATATACAAATACAAATCTTACCGTTGACTCCAAGGGTCGTATAACTGCGGCTTCTAGCGGGGCGGCAGGTGGCGTCACAACATTCAGTGCAGGAACAACAGGGCTTACCCCGAGTACAGCTACTACGGGGGCGGTTACCTTGGCGGGCACGCTAGCAGTCGCCAATGGCGGAACGGGAGTTACGTCTTCTACGGGTTCCGGTAGTAATGTTCTTTCCACTAGCCCGACTTTAGTTACCCCAAATATCGGCGCGGCTACGGGTACATCTCTGATTACAACTGCGGGCGTTACCGGTTCGGTTATTTCAGCGTCTAACGGTCTGGTGGTTAATTCAAATACTGTTTCGGCTTCGTATAGCATTCCGAGTGGTAGCAGCGCGTCCAGCACCGGCCCAATTACTATCAACAGCGGCATAACAGTTACCGTCCCATCGGGTAGCCGTTGGGTTGTTCTTTAAGGATTCAGGATGACTATTATTTTAGACGGAACGGCGGGCATCGCCAACAACGCGACAGACCTCTCCTACACAGGAACCCTCACAGGCAGTACAGGTGTGGTGAACATCGGCTCTGGGCAGATTTATAAAGATGCTAGCGGTAACCTCGGT